AAAAGTAAAGCACTAAAAATTACCTAAAGTGTTGATGCTAGAGCATGACACTCTTGTAGGCAAACTCAATGGCACGTTCAGCTTCCACATTCAATGGTCGTTTTTGATAAAGCCTAGAGGTATCGCTATCGAGACCGCGGATCATTTCTGCAATCTGCGATGCGGTAATAGGATATTTGCGCTTCACTGCATTGCACGCAATACTCGACATGATTTTGTAGATCATGCGGTATCTTCCAGAGCCATCAATCGATGAGATTGTCTTGTACTCATTGATCAGCTTTTTATTCACAAAAGGACAATCGGTATAGGATGACCAGCTTACAGAGTTATTGTTCAGTTGTTCTTTCCGATGATTCAGAATTTCTTTCTGAATGTTGGATGGAAGCTTATCAATGAAACTCTGAGATGGCTTTTCGCTGAATGGATGCATTGCCATAATCTGGTCTGGATCCATGATCTCACCGGACCGAACCACGATAAAATTATCAGCATCTGGATATTGCGCAGGAACGTAATACATCCGGCTCAGATCTTTCGTCTGCTCATCCGCCATAGAATTAAAATGCTTATTCAGGGCATACCAAAAATGACGAATTTTATCAGGAGGTACTTCCTTGTTCAATTGAAATACGATTCGAAACTTCTTTTTGTCTGGACGAGATGACGCAGTCGAATAACAAATATGCTTGTACTGAGAATACACCTTTACTGCATCTGCAAATGAGCACTCATATTCGTCCACATCCAATGCAGCCCAACCACCCCAGGACGTTACATTGGCGTTGGATCGAGTTCCACCTTTGGCATAGACTGCTGGAGAAATGAGAGAAGATGATTTCTTCGTCTCACCCCTTTTAGCCTTATAGCCTGGCAATCTTGAAAGCATGAAAAGCAACTTTTCAAAGTCCGCCCAAGATTGACAGACTACTAGCTTATCCGTCTTATTGTCAAAGATGGAATCAAATACTGTGAGTGAATAGTTCAATCGGTGAAAATAGGTCCAAGCAATCCTACGTTATCTGCGTGAGATGGTGCAGTCCAACCTTGAGGCTTAATTAGATCTGGAAGACCCAATGGATTTGGCCGAGACTCTTTTACTCCTACTTGTTTAGCGATGTTCGCTTCATATACCGCAGCCCAGGCTTTTTCAGAATCAACATCAAAAGCGTTGAGTGTGCCGATGGCAACAACGCAAAGATCGATGAGTGCATCAACCACATCATCAGCATTGTCTGCTTTCTTCATTTCATCGAGTTCTTCTTGCAAGAACTTAATGCGAAACTCCAGGAAAGCCTTAAGCTTTTCCTTGTCGAATTCACGTACGATTGGATTTACTCCAAATTTGCGATGCATATATTCAATGTCATGTACCCAATTAGTTTTCATAAGTTAATAATAATTCAGCTGACGTTTATTGTAAACACTTAAGTGAAGAATTCTTCAAGATTCGAGGTTTTCTCCATGGTCCATCCAATTGAATCAAAGATGATGGATAAAGGATCCAGGAAGGTTTTCTCAAACTGAAGCTCGTGATCAATATATCTATGCAGACCCAATTCTTTTGGAAGACCATCCACAAAAGAAATTACATTTTCTTGCATCGGGTTTGGAGTTTTAAGATAGATGAATTTGATCTTATCACCGCTACGAATTAGTTGATGTTTCTTTTGCAGATTACACTTCACAACTTGATCATTGAAAAGCAAGCAGCCGCGAACATGGATCGGAGTTCCTTTCTTGTAAATTCCACCTTCTTTCTTGTTCGAATAACCTGAAACATCCGAGGCTCCACGCGGGAACGCAATCTCCTCAGGTGGCAATGAAATGAAGTTCTCACGGATTTTTACAATTTCACGTTGAGCTTCGACTTCGGATTTGGTCATAATAACCTCGAACATCTTCTTTAGGGCATCACGGCATACTGCTGGAGTTGAAGATTTTACCGCTTCGATTCCCATGATCTTGATCTTGGGTTTAGCGTATTGAACACCTTCGTTATTGTGAACGTTAAGGATATAACGCTTCTTTGCTGTCCAAATACCACGATCCGCAATTGCCTCACGCTTCATTCCCATACGATTTGTTGGACAGAACATTGTCTTCGACAACAGATCGTAGGATGCAGTTAGCATAGGCTCGACAGCCTTTGCACAAAATTCATCCAAGAACTTAACAGGATTCTTAGGACCAAAGTTTTGAACGATTGGATCCATTGAGACATATAATGAGTCAGTATCGATAGCGATAACATAATCTTTGTCTTTCGATTTGAGGGTTTTATTTAAGAATTGATTCACTTCCTTTTCAGCCCAACGGATTGCCAATTGGCCTGATAGAGTTGTTGCCTCGGCAATTCGCATGTCGAAATACCGAAAGTACTGATTGCCCAGGGCGCCGTAGAGTGAGTTGAGAAGAATTTTAACTGCAATCTGCTGATTCTCGAGACGAGAGATTTCTCGTTCACATTTAAAATACTCAACCTTGTTACCTTTATCGATCGTCTCGAGACGCTTCTTTTCTTGAAGCATGGCTTTCTTTAGGATAACACGCTTGTCGTAGATCTCAGTGATGATTCGAGGGATTACGCCGATTTTATCTGTACGGAAATGAACACCATTTGCAGCCATAATGGTTCCGGGCATATGAGGTTCAAATGGTACATCATTCAGGATCACGTCAGGGGAAATACCCGGAGTCGTCTGAGACGTGATCGTCTCGGGTGACATGTTGTATTGAATGATGAGATTCGGATACAGAGAATTTAAGTCGAATGAACATACCCAATTATGTAGACCCACTTTTGGTTCTTTCACATAACCGCCAGGATAATCGCCCTTAAAGTTTTCAACGGATGGTGGGATTGCAATTGCCTTACGGGCAAGATCTCGATATATGATTGAATCCCAGATTGCTGTGGTTCCAAGCGTATCATTGTAATTCACGCCGCCAATGTAAGCAAGCGTGAGAACTAAAGTAATGAGACCTAGTTTGTCTTCGAGACGATCCACAATCTCAACGTCTTTGATGTTGTAGTCCACGAAGGTTTGATAGTTTTCCTCGTAAAGGTTATGCAGGGAACCATATTCCTCATACGACAACTTTCCATCTCCAAGAACAACGTGTGCAATATGACCTAACTTATAGGATTCTTGATTACCATACGTGTGAGTCGTAAACTTCTTGAATAGATCCATGTAGTCTAACTGAGAGATACCAGTAATCTCGTAGATCTTCATCGGACGACCTTTGATCATGGTTTCTTTGGGTTCTACTTTGCCAAAGGGAGAAAGAAGATTCACAGTCTCCTGACCACATATTGAAATGATTCGATTTACGATATACGGAATATCGAAGCCACGACTATTCCAGCCCGTGATAATGTCAGGATTGTTTTTTGGCATGGCGAACCATGTTACAAAATCCAGCATCATTGAACGCTCATCAACAAATTGACGATATTCAACCTGAGAATGAATTAGCTTTTTGTCAGCGTCATATGGTTTCGTGCCCCATACGTAATAGACATCATCGATGCTATTTTTAACCGTGATGGTGATAATTTCGTGCAGCGCATCTTCGGGCTTTGGAAAGCCATCATTCGACATTACCTCGATGTCGAGGGTGGAAACATTAATGACACTACGATCAAAGTGGATTTCATCAGGAAAACGTTCTTGAATAAATTGCGCAACGTAACGAGTGTTTCCATAGATCTTAAAGGATTCAATGTTCTCGTAAGGAGCCATGAATTCTTTAGCATCCTTCATAGAATCAAACATCATGGGCTCAACCGGAGTGCCATCCAGCGCAGTCCAGATGGTTTTCTCATGCTTCGAAGGGAGATACATGGTGGGCTTAAACTTCACACGTTCGGTTACGCGCTTACCATTATCATAGCCCCGATAAAGGATGTGCGAACCCCATCTGCTCACATTGGTATAGAATTTCACATTACCATCCTATCACATAATCGGGGTTTGTAAATAAAAAAGAGTGGTAACGTGAAAGTCACCACTCTTGTAAGACTAACTAAGAGTTAATTAGTCCTGGATGAAAGTTGAGCCAATCTCAATCTTCTTTGGACGTTCTGATTCTGGAACGACCTTGGCGAGTGGAATCGAAAGGATTCCATTCTTAAGGTCTGCACCTTTTACTTGAACGTATTCCGACAACGTGAAAGTTCTCGTGAACTTACGGGTCGAAATGCCCTTATGGTTGTAGACTCGATCGTCTTCCATCTCACCGCTAACAGTAAGGACAGAATCCTTTAGCTGAATATCGAGGTTCTCCTTAGAGAATCCTGCAACGGCGATTTCCACCAAGAAATTATCGTCATCAATGAAAACGATATTATGCGGTGGGTATGTATCTTCTTTTAAGGAGACTCTGTTGAGCTCGTTGAAAAGATGGTCAAAGCCTACAAAGGCTGACCGTGGGAACGTGTATGTATTTGTCATCTGATTTACCTCCAGTTATGCAAGGTTATGTAATCTCCAGCAACCCCCGAAGGGCATTACCGGTTGATGGCGTGATTGCCATCAAGGTTATTTATATCACTTCGTATTACCGATTGAATATTTTGCTAACAATTCCCAATTTATCTTGTCTCGGTGTGGGATAATCTTGATCTGACGTAACGGAGCTTTATCTTTGGCCTGATCGTTGTTCACAATTGAAACTAAACCCCAGTCCGAGAGAAGAGTAGTGATGGTGTTACGTCTCTGCAAATCGTTCGTATTTAAATTTGAGGGCTTGCCGTCAAGAAGGAATAATTCCTTAAAATGAACAATAAAATAACGTCCCTGCTTATGAAGAATATGGCAAGACTGATAAAGCTTGTTTGTGGTCTTTCGCGAGGCGACTCCAATTCGGGTCAGCGTCTCGCGTACTTTTAAAAAATCATCCGGTTCGTTCAGCAAGACCTCAAGCATCATCGCAGGTGTCCATTCTACAGGAGTGACATCGATTGCGTCATTCTGTATGGCATCAGTGCTTTGATTGTTTAATTCTGGAGCGTCCACCTTGATAAATTTTAGTTCGTAGTACTTCTAGTTGTTCAGAAGACATGAGCGACGCAGCAGATCTAGCCTTTTCATTACTAAAGTCATAATATGCTTTGACAATCATTATCGCTTCTTGTTCCTGGGGTTTAGCCCATTTACTAAAGCGCTTCTTCTTACGTATGCTATTTATCAAAAAGTCGAACTGGAGTCGCTTATCCAGATGGTGATAACGGTTCATTTCGTTAGCGAACAAAACGGTATCAGAGAAATAAGACAGTCCACGATTCACCATAAATGGGACATACTGCTTTTCAGAAACATCATCCACCATGATGTCCTTCTTGGTATCATTGATGGAATTTAGGTAGTCGAAGAAGTTCATTTCCATTCAACCGATGCCATTAGCTCGGTCATGCATGCAACGAGATTCAGTTCGTGGTCAGCCACAAATGCATCCTTGTATTGGTAGTCAGCAAGAATTAGCACAATCTGAGGAACACTCTGAGGTTGAGCGTACTCAATCATGTTGTCATAGATCTTGCGAAAGATTGCTGCAGGTTCTAGATCGAGGTTATTGACCACCCATCCACGCATGGTCTTAAAGTCTTTTGCTTTTAAGGCGGCAACTAAACTGGCAATATTTGCATCGCCAAGATTCGCAAGAATTCCAGTATCGATTTGACCAGATACGGAGTAACGCTGGCATTCGCCAATGACCCTGCGCCAGTCAGGCGCAAACTTAATAATAAGTTCAGCTAGAACCTTTGGCTCATGCTTGATACCTTCCTTGAGAAGGATACCTTCCATACGCTTCATAAAAGCACCAGCAAGACCCGCCAATTGCTTTTTAGACGTATTGAATTCGATTACAGAACATCTCGAATGAAGAGGTTCAATAATACGATTCTTGAAATTGCACGTCAAGATAAACCGGCAATTAGAAGAAAACTCTTCAATGAATCCACGCAGCGCAGGTTGCGTGGATTGTGGGTTGAGGTAGTCAGCCTCATCAAGGATGACTACTTTCGGCTTGTCCGAACCTTCGAGCGAGATGGAACTTGCAAATTGTCTAATTCGACCACGAAGGACATCAATGCCGGAATCTTCCGATCCGTTAATGACAATAGCATCGAGCCCGAGTTCATTGCAAAGAGCTTTTGCAACTGTAGTCTTACCGAGACCGGCCGTGCCACACAGTAGGAGGTTTTGCATTTCACCCGACGAGACGATACCCTGGAAAGTTTTGAGGAGGTGTTCCGGGAGGATACATTCGCTGAGCTTGGCTGGACGGTATTTTTCCGTCCAGAGGAATTCTTCTTGGTTTTGCATGTCTTCATTTTAAACTGAAGTTATGCTTTCGTACAACTCTTTAATCTCAGAGGTTTCGTTTTCGAACTGTACGACAGTCTGCTTATGGTATAATGCAGCAACCTTACGGAAAGTCTTTGGAGCAACCTTGAACTTATCTTCAAGAGCCTTGAGCGTTTCATTAATCTGAACACGCTGGGTTTGAATCTCTGACATTGCCTCTGAAATTTGATCAAGGGCAATGCGGATAGCTTTACGATCTTCTGGAGTTGAAGGAATGAGGCTCATAATAAAAAATGGTGGGTTCTTTTACGACTGCCCCACCAAAAGTCTAGAACTGGAATCTAAAAGATTAAGCTTTTGGCTCAATCATCTGAGCTGCTGGCTCTTCTTGCTTAGGCGTGCTTGCCTTCAAGAAGTCAGCAAAGCGAGTGCGCAATGCGCCAATCGCAGTTAATTCAGTACCTTCAAAAGCTCCACGGCGGGAGACGATATCAATAATCTGAACGACTGCGGCGAGATCGTTTAGCGCGAGTTGCGATGAACCTGCAGCTGGCATTCCAGGTTGTGGTGTTTGTTCTGTTGTCATAGGTATTACGTTGTCCATAGTTAGTTATATATATCAACCTGAAAAGGTTGAAGTTTTCTCAAGAGCAATCCAATATTCCACTGGAAGATTGGTGTTCTTAAAATGACTGATTAGTTTTGAGCTAATTGATACGGTATAATCACCAGGCAACATTTTAAGATTGCCGATGACCATGACGAATGAGAATACCTCTTCACAGGAGTTACTCTCATTTAACGTGATGGTGTATTTATTCGCTGTTGGATTCTTTTGATCCAAAATTGTGATAGAAACTTTACCTTTTTTACCTTCAATGGCCAGGGTTGAATGGCCAAATACTGCAGAAGCCTTCTTGATCTTATTGATCACGTCTGCCGTGAGATTAAGCACAACATCAGCCTTGGGCATAGTGACTGCCTTGGTTGGCGCAGTCAGAACCGAAGGACTCGAATAGAAATACTTAATGGAGCTTTCATTATTCTTAATGATCACAGAATCTTCTGTAAAATTCACCTCAGGATCTTCGATCAAAGAGATAGCGGCAAGGAACTCGTTGAGTTCATAGATGCCAAACTCCTTTTCAATTTGCTCAGCAATCTGCGCGGAAGCAAGAATGTTCTTGGCCTCAGAAATTGTGCTAATGGTATTGCCAGGTTTGAAGACCATGTTCGGATTAATGGCGGAAAAGTTCTTCAGTAAATTGATAGTGTCTTCAGATAGTTTCATAGGTCGGGATTGGCTTTACCCATATCATGTTCGCAGAGGAAAAAGAGGCATGCCGCAGCATGTCCAAGGTGATGTCTTCCAGTTTCAAGATCGAAACGCTCACCGCGTTTCCAGGCCCAAAG